ACAAACGAGAGAAAGCTTTCAAGGAAAGAATTCTGAAAAACTGGCACCTATGCTTTTTGCAGGTATACTAGCTGAAGGAGGTATTGTCGGATACGACAGTAATATTCTTACCGGTGGAGCTGGAGCAAGTATACTCGGAATATCTGGTACAACTCAGTATCGCAAGGATGTAGTCACAGTTTCATTAAGATTTGTAAGCGTACAAACAGGAGAAATCATCCTAAGTACAGCAGTAACAAAAACAATTTCCAGTGTAGCCTTAAACGGAAACTTATTCAAGTTCTATGAACATGGTGTTTTGCCTGTCGAATCTGAACTTGGTCTAACAGCGAATGAACCCAACACAATTGCGGTTCGTAGCGCAATAGAAAAGGCCGTGATAGACATTATCTATCAAGGTGAAAAAACAAATCTCTGGAAATTTAAAAAGCAAGATAAAACATCATGAAAACAATAAATGCACTAAAGGTTATATTTTTATCATTGGCCTTTGGGCTAATTTCATCACTGGCACAAACGCCTGGTACGTTAGCTCCTATAGCTGGAAATAATCAGGGAAATCAAATATATGTTAATCAAATAACAACTGGTGGTGACACAACCTTCATACAAAGTGGAGGAAATAACAGAATCGGTTCTTTTGCTTTACCAAGCAATATCACGGGAGATAATATCTTCTTTGAAATGCGTCAAATTGGTAACGGAAACAGTACCGACTTTAGTATCATTGGAGCAAATAATCTAAAATTGCTGTCCGCGTTTGCTGGAGATAATAATGAACAAAGATTATACTTCAATGGTTCAAACAATAATATGAACTTCAGATTTGACGGTAACAGCAATAAACTGTGGATCAGCAACGATACAACAGTATATCGTGACGGTGGAGCAAATACCGCTAGCGATAAAGCTACACTATCATACTCTGATATGCAGATAAAGTTTGCTGGAAACAGTAATACATTTGCATATGCTACCACGGATGGTTTAAACAACTATCTAAAGTATGATGTTACTGGAAACAGCAATACCATCAAGACCACTCAGATTGGAAGCGCTGGCACAAACAGTCGGCAATCTGGACACTATCAGGATGTAACTATTCTTGGTGGTTCAAACGATGTTATGATATATCAACAAGGTACTGTTCAACAGTATTTCCAATATAGTTTGACTGGAAGTAGTAATACAGTTCGTGTATCACAAACTGCAACTGCCGCTCCTACATTCACAATCAACAATACAAATCAACTGGCTCCTCAAGGACCAGCAAGTGCTACAACTGTAATAAGTAACCCATAATGGTTAAAAATGTTATACTGTTGTTTTTATTGTGTTCAAACCTGTTTGGTTTCATAGGAAAGCTAACAGAGGTGACTGGCCCTACGCAGGTAAGTAGGGCCAGCACCAAACTTGAGGGAAAAGTAGATGTTGGTGTAGAGATGAACGACACAATTGAAACTCTTAAAGCACGTGCTGGTATTACCTTTGAAGATGGAACCAGAGTACAGTGTACCGAATTTAGTAAGCTGGTTATAGACGAGTTTGTGTATGATCCTAGTAGTGGAAAAGGTAAACTTGGACTGAAGGCGTCGATGGGAACGGTGAGATATGCGTCTGGTCTAATAGCCAAAAATAATAAAGAAGAAGTTAAGGTTAAAACGCCAACAGCATCTATATCTGTTCGTGGTACGGATTTTAGTATGACCGTTGATGAACTTGGTAGAAGTTTGGTAATATTACTACCATCGCTACCTCAGTTTGGACCATCCGTAGTTGGATCCATAGAAGTTAGTAATGGTCTTGGAACGGTTGTATTAACAAAAGCATATCAAGCAACAATGGTAGCTTCTGTGGCGGTAATGCCCTCTGCACCAGTACTGCTTAGCTTTGAAGATGAGTCAAAGGTAAATAATATGTTGTTGATAGATACGCCAAAAAACGTAGTAGAGGCAGCAAAAGAAGCAAAGAAAGCACCTGTCCAAACTCAAAAGGCCGATGATGATGGTGGAAATAAAAAATCAAAAACAGAATCAAAATCAAGTACAACAAGCGTGGCACAGGCCGAAGCTACTACCGCTGCTACACAAGCTCAAGAAGAACCAAAGGAAGAGAAAGCAGGAACGTTGGATATTAATAAACTCGATCCAAATGTTGGAAACAAAATAATAGAAGCGTTGGATAATAAACCATCTACATCAACTGCATTATCTACTCCACTACCAGAGATTGTAGTACCAACAGCAACTGTAAATAATGGATTTACAACCGACGGAGTTAGAGCTATACTATATATATCTAATGGAAATAACGTAATATACTATACCTTGAAAGCTGATACCAATGCAACATTTAAGATCACGGACAAAGATGGTACAAAAGACTATCCGCTTAACTTTGGTAGTAAACTAAAAGTAAACATAATACAAAAATGAAGAAACATATACTAAAAATATTTGGGATTGGGTTGGTTATATTAACATCTTTAGTTGTATTAAGAATACAAGATCCATATCCCATAGAAGTTTTGCGTTTAAAAGGATTGGATTATTATCAACGTAGTCAACCAAAAGTAAAAAGTGAAAACATAATAATAATTGAAATAGATGAAAAGAGTTTAGAAACAAAAGGTCAGTGGCCGTGGCCAAGAAATGAATTGGCCGATGGTATCAAGAAAGCGTTTGAGAATGAAGCGGCGACGGTTGTATTACCAATCATATTTGCTGAAAAAGACAGAATGAATGGCGATCCTGCTTTTGTGGACATATTGTCCAAGGCTCCGGTCATAACTGCACAATCCGCGTCGGTAAAAGGTAAAGGTGTACCAGTTCCAAGAGGACTTGCTACAATCGGCGGCGAAGCGAATGGGTGGTTATATGATTACCCAAATGCTATTGGACCAGTAAAAGAAATAGGAGAAAATAGTGCTGGTGTAGGAATGTTACTAACAGCACCAGAACTTGATGGTGTTGTAAGAAGACTACCTCTTGTTGTACAAGTAAAAAGTGAAACATATCCAACAATGCCGCTTGAAATACTTCGTGTGTTTGGTGGTGAACAAAGTTATCAAGCTAAGATAAATGAAGCAGGAGTTCAAGCAGTAAGAGTAAAAGGTTCCACACCAATCAACACAGATGCCAATGGCAGAGTATGGGTAAACTTCAAATATAAGTTTGATAGCGTCTCATATACAGACAATGATTGGAGTAAAGTAAAAGGAAAGATTGCTGTTATTGCTCTTACAGCAGAAGGTTTGGCAAATACGGTAGCAACACCAGTGGGTACAGCATATGGACACGAAGTAAGTATGCAAACATTACAAATGCTTGTAGATGGAAATAGATTAGAAAGAAAAGCAGAGTTTGATCTGTATGAATTGGCAGCAGGAATATTTGCTGGATTGATTTTGATAACAGCAGCGGCATATCTTGGATATGTTTATAATGGAGTTATTGTAGCAATACTACTATCAACTCCATATGCCATCGGGTTTTATCTGTTTAATACAAAAGGTTATTTGGTTGATTATACTTGGCCAACACTTGGACTATTTCTACCTTGGGTCGGTGCTATATTTATGAGATTTGTGATGGAGTTTAAATTAAAACAACAGATTAAGAAACAATTTGGAACATATCTTGCACCAGCACTTGTTGAGAAACTACAAAAGAATCCTGGTCTACTCAAACTTGGTGGAGACGAACGTGAACTATCTATTATGTTTACTGACGTTCGTGGATTTACAAGCATATCTGAACACTATGGCAAGAATGTTCAGGGTCTAACAATGATTATGAATCGTTATATGACAGCTATGACTCAAGCAATCTTGGAAAATGATGGTACATTGGACAAATATATCGGAGATGCTCAAATGGCTTTCTGGAACGCTCCATTGGACGACCCAAATCATGCCAAGAATGCTGTAAAAACAGCATTACAAATGCTAAAACGATTGGATTCATTCAATGAAGAAATATCTAAAGAAGGTGTTCCGGCTTTCGGAATGGGATTGGGAATTAATACTGGTGCTGTTGTCGTTGGTAACATGGGTAGCACTCAGCGTTTCGATTATACGTGCCTTGGGGACCACGTAAATCTAGCTTCGCGGTTAGAAGGTCAAAGCAAACCATATGGTGTAAGAATAGTTCTTGGACCAGAAACAGCCAAGCACGTACAAAATGATTATCAGTTATTTGAACTTGATCTTATTGCCGTCAAAGGAAAAAAAGAAGGTGTAAGAATATTCACGGTTCTTGAACATGACCTTGGCGTCGCTGAAAAAGCGCACGTATTAGTATCTCATCAAATGTTCTTACACGATTATAGGGAACAAAAGTGGGACAATGCGATTAAACATGCTAATGAACTAATGAAATATAACAAGGAACTAAAGAAATATTATGAAATGATGATTGAGAGAATAATGGAACTTCGTACTCAGAATCTTGACCCAAAGTGGGATGGAGTTTATCGTGCTACAAGTAAATAAACTTATTATAATAAATAATTATGTAAAAGGAGATAACCTATGAAAACAATAATACCTATAATCTCGTTACTGATGCTTACATCTTGTGCAAACTCACAAGGAGATGTATTTGGTCGTAAAGCTGACGCCGGTGCTTTACTTGGTACGGCTGCCGGTGCTATGATTGGTGCATATAATGGCAATGTTGCTAAAGGAGCATTGATTGGTGCAGGAGTCGGGCTAGCTGCGGGAGCAGTTGCTGACGCGAATGATGCTAGAACACAAAATCAACAAAAAGAAGTCGTTGTAGTAAATGCAGAACCTCCACGTGCGGCACAAGGCCAGTCAGAAGTTGTTGTAGTTCAACGTCCTATAGTCATAGAAGAACGTGTTTGGGTCGGACCAGACCTGTGGATATACTCATATCACGGTTATCGTGACCGTTTTGGACGCATTCACTATCGTAATCACGTTCCTTTTCACCGTCGCCCAAGTTGGGGAAGACGATAAAATTTGAAAAAAGTTATTGACTTTTGATTATTTTTCTATCATAGTACTATTTATATTCAACAAATGAATAGCACATCACATAAATCGTATACCAATACAAGCTCCAAGTGGGGTCGCTGCTTTATTGCACAACCTATATTCGGAGCCAATGAAGGCGATACGAAGAAGGGTGTGGCTTAGTAGGAGAAAAGTAAATTTTCCAACCTAAAAAGCCCCACCCTCGGAAGAAGGTGGGGTTTTTGTTTGGGAAAAATAAAAAAAGTGTTTAAAGTGATCGAAGTTCTTTAAAAAATCAATTTTTAGTGTTTAGAGTGATAGAAGTTCTTTAAAAAATCAATTTTGTTAGGTTAGATAGGTAAAAGCGCACCTTTAAGCGTTAAAATAGCCACCGGCCTCGATATATTTGAGAGGACCGTTTTGTGGGAATCAATACCAGCAAGTTAAGGCCAGGACAGTGATAGGGATAACTTGTTGTGAGGCCGAAGTGAATATATTGTTCTTATAAATAAAAGAGTGAAACAATAAGATGGGTAATCAATCCCGTTGAGTAACACTCTTTTAATGTTCCGAGAGATCATACAACCTCCACGCGGTTCGGAATGGGGTATATACACATATACGCAAATGTATGAATGTTTTTATAAAGTAGAGTATACTTATATTCAAACATAAATCAGTATGGACGAGAAAAACTTGTTAAAAGAATTCATGACGGGTGGTTGGATTGTTGCCCTCATAGGTGGATTAGGAATGCTTGCAAGAAGTTTGCTTGACGGCGTTGATAGAAGTCATAAAGAACACGCCAAGAGAATACTCGCCGCTGCTATATGTTCTTCCATCGCATGGTTCATTCTTGAACAAGTTGAAGTTAGCAGCTTGACAAAAGCTATCTCATACGGTATTGTCGGCGTTGTCAGTCCAGAAATATTACAAGGTGTTACGACATTGGCAAAACGATTTGCTAAGAAGCCGCAGGATCTTGTAAAAAAATAATTTTTGCGGTAGTAGCTCAACGGTAGAGCACCATCCTTCCAAGCTGGATGTTGCAGGTTCGAATCCTGTCTGCCGCACCATTTTGACCAGTAGTCTGGGCTTTGATTCGCTTATTAACAACAATAAGTGATGCCGAGTGTTAATCGGATGAGATGTTGTTTACCTACCGACAACCTTTACTGGTCAATCTATTTTGCGGGATTAGTTTAGGGGTAAAACGGGACTTTGCCAAGGTTCAGTCGTGGGCTCGACTCCCACATTCCGCACCATTTTTGTTCTATTTGATAATATTTATAGTTATATGAACCTACAAGATTTTTATAACGACAAAAACATTTCTAGACAAGTTAAGAGAGAGTTGATAACTGAAAATATTTTTGCCAAATTGGGTATTAATCTTGCCCAAAAAGCGACATCGATGATTAAGAAATACAGTCCAGAAAAGCTTCAGTCGTATTTTAATAAATGGGTCGATTCTCAAAATCAAGAAGGTACGGGATGGACACAAAAAATACCAGATTGCCCATGTCAATTAAAAGTCGCAGATGATAAAGCTGAAAATCCAAATCCAAAGGATTTTGAAGGACCGGATCCAATACAAGATCAGTCTTTGCATCCGGGAGCAAAATGGGAATTGAGAGGAAAAAATGGAGATGGTCAAGGGCAACAATGTTGTTACGATGCAACTGGAAAGCTTATGACACATGGATTTGGTGCAGGAACAGCCGATAAAGTTTCTCCAGCAAAAAGTGTAAAGGGGCATTTCCAAGCCGATGTATTGCCATTTTTTATTGCGTATGCGCTTGATGGAAATAAACACGGTAGAAACGTTGCAAAGTATATTAGTGTAAGACCTCCAAATACTGGAGAAAATTGTCCTCCAAACAAAGGGGCTAAAAAAGCTGCCGAGTAATTTACGTATGTGTGGCCCGAAATAGATAGGGAGGTCTCTGCAAAAGACATTTATGCTGGTGCAAGTCCAGTCACATACTCCATTTCGCATGTAGTTCAGTGGGTAGATCGGTGCCTCACTATGATGGCAAATGACGCCGCAAAAGCGTGATTAAGCACAGGCCGTTGGTTCAAGTCCAACCATGCGAATTTATTTATGGAGGTTTGGTGAAGCTGGTGCTCACAACTGTCTGAAGAACAGAAGAAGATAGTTCGATTCTATCAGCCTCCACCATTTTTATTGTCCCATAGCTCAGTTGGCAGAGCGGAATGCTGTTAACATTCGGGTCGCACGTTCGAGCCGTGCTGGGACAGCCATTTTTCATTGTAACAAATGAACGTGAGGGATACGATACACCCCTGTAGGTCAAGGTGCAGACGAATCTTGTGGAGAAACCACGGCACCATTTACGGGGATTGTGATGTAATAGTAGCATAATAGATTGTGAATCTATGTGAGACGGAGCATAACCGTCCATTCCCACCATTTTATGGATCATAAGCATAAGAAGTGATGCTCTCCGCTCTTAACGGTGAGAACACGGGGCAGTACCGTGATGGTCCACCATTTTCATATAGGCGTGGTATAATGGCTGTGCATCGCTCTCCAAAAGCGAATTACGCGGGTTCGATTCCTGCCGCCTATGCCATTTGAACAGAAACCTAGTTGTTTGTAAAACAGGAGCCGGTGTGATCGTATAGAAATATATGTTTTTCAACAGGTAACCGTGCGCGGGATAATCGGGTACTGTTCATTTTTTTAATTTACCAGATGACGCAGAGTCTTAGCAGTCGTAGCATACACATCAGCAATCTTGCGGGTCGCTTCTGCGAGACCAAGTGATAGGTACGACGACCGATAAGTCGGATATCAACTGCCAAGCGTGAAATAGCTGCGGTTGATAAGCCAAGAACAGAGTGCACGATATGTTCAGACCATCACGGAAAAAATAGTGTATGGTGGGTGCGAACCCCACACTGGTAATTCATTTATGCTCCGATTCCCTTAGCAGCGAAAGGTTCGGCCTTTTAAGCCGACGCAGTAAAATGCCATCGGGGGTGCGAGTCCCTCTCGGAGCACCAATTTTTACGATACATAACTAGTTGTGTATTGTTTGTAGCAAGAAGAGGCCGTTAAAGTCGGACTGGACATGACAAACATGCTAAATGGTGATAAGTGAATTCACATCTTGCTAATAAATTTATATGGGGTGGGAGCTTATGAAGCACAAGCGATAGATTGTCAATCTATAGAGAGTCGGTGCAAATCCGATGCACCCCGCCATTATTTTATTTTGGGCAAGCGCCAAAGTTGGAGAGTTGGAACAGACTGTAAATCTGTCGCCTTCCGGCTGAGTTGGTTCGAATCCGACCTTGCCCACCATTTTACGGGACTGTCGGCAATTGGAAAGTCACACACGCTACGAACGTGTTTTAGTGTGAGTTCGACTCTCACCAGTCCCGCCATTTATAGTCGCAATATGGCGACAATATATCAATTTTGAGAGTTGCACATAAGTGTATGTAATTGACTATAGTGGTTAGCATGAGGTTGGTCCCTCCGAGTAGTCATTAGAAAGCTCGCCACACTCTCAAATAATTTTATGGCCCATTCGTCTACCAGCTAGGATACAAGGTTTTCACCCTTGTGAAGTGGGGGCAGCACCCACATGGGCTACCAATTAACTAACCAAATCATCGGCTCACAATGTGCATTTGGGCACTGAAATGCCGATGGAAATACTTTAATAGTATTTATTTTCTATAATCATATATATGAAATATGCCAATAGATTTTGAAAACAAATATATTTTTGTTCATATCCCAAAAACAGGAGGATCAACAATAATTTCTAGATTAAATACTCCTAAGTTTGTGCATCATTTTGCGTCTTCAAAAATGCAAATTATATACAAAGATATATTGTGTATAAACGGACATATTCCAGCATTTATTTTACGAGAATTTAGACCAGAAATATTTGGTAGATATTACAAATTTTCTTTTGTGAGAAATCCATACGACAGAACGGTTTCTGAATTTTTGTGGTTGCATAGAGAAGAAGAATTAGAAACAATGGCTCAACAGGAAATTGTTGATAAATTTGAAGTTTGGTTATTTTCATATTACATAGAAAGAAATACATCTAGAAAATGTACACAAAAATGGTATATTTTCTGCAAAGAAAAAATAAAAAG